TAGTAAAAGGAATTCCAATCGTCAGCAGAAAGTTTAGTAGATTCGGACTTAAAATTTTTGTTTGGCTTGGACTATTACTCGTTACCAACAGCTTCTATCTTTCTTATGTTGACAACCCAGATGTTCTTTCGGAAATTACTGAGTACTTCTTCTATACCCTACACAATATCCTGGTCATCTATATTATGACCGAATACATCATATCAATCCTTGAGAACTTCTCAGCCATCAATGGAAAATCTGATTCCATCCTCACAAGCTTTATCAAATCCAAAAGAAAACAAATTTTTAATTACTTGGACAAATCTACATCCCTTCAGAATGAACCTGAAGCTGGACAGGAGGAAAAAACTAAGCCAAGTGGGACTAAGACCAAGCCTAAGAAATAAAAGTGTCTTAAATCTAAAATAAATGGCTCGACCGCAAACAGGTGAATAACATAAGTTGTCCACCTGTTTTTTTTGTAAAAAATGCTAAAAATTAATATAAAAAGCATAGAATAGGCTGAAAGCCCCATCACTACTTCGTTTTAGACTGTTTAGATCAATACTTTTGAGTTTCATAATATAGATATAAAGAATCTCAAAAGTATTAACTAAAGAAGAATATTATATTGAATAATATAGAACACATACACTTTTAATATATACTGTAGGGGAAATACCCCAAAGAAAGTTTTGTGGTTTCTTAAGAAAGCCAAATAAAATTAATTAAGTTGGAAATTAATTTAGAATAAAAAAAGGCTTCTGAAATTTCTTCAGAAGCCAGAGTTAAGCTTAACTTAAAATTACTTAGCTGAGTCTTTGGAAACAGTGTCAACGACAACTGTATCTACAGCAACTTTGGTAGAGTCCTGCTTTTCCTTTTCGGTACAGCATTTTTCTTTGCAAGTTGTGCAGCTTCCCAAGAAAATACCGAGTGCTAAAATAAAAATTGCAATTTTCATTTGAAAGTATTAAAAATAAATGTGGTTTAAAGTGGTCTTTGGTTGACCTGTATTGTGCTATCTTGAATGTTTGAAGGTTCCATAGGAAGAAAGTATTCTTCTTCGGGGTAACTGAATCCATCCCAGATATCAGGATCATTGGCATTACTGGTTTTGAATTCATAATCCTCATCTATAAAAGATAGAAGGAATATATCCAGATCATCTTCAGAATAATCTTCGGAATATTTTTTTAAAGAATCTGGTAAATTTTTCTTTGGAGGGTTCATATTATAAAAATTTTATTCCACAAATATATATACTTTCAAATGAAAATAAAAGGATTTGTTTTAAATTATTTTTTAAAGTTCCAATTCTTTTTTTATTATCTCGATAGCAACCATAGCAAAAATCGCCATATGACAAGCTAATGATAGATAGCTTATCAAATCGATCCAGAAGCCTAATTGGAGCTTAGAAATTTTATAAAAAATTGGCATTTGAAGTATCAATAGAAATACTACAAGTATTCCAAAGTATTTTATTTTGCGTTCCATAGAAATACAATTTAAAAAGAACCCTCCTAAGAGGGTTCAGGTAACAACAATTAGGATTTCCTAGTAATATTTCTAAAGAACGCTTTGATATCTTCTGTAGAAGCTTCAGTGTTATCCAGCTTGATGAATTCCTCCAGGATGTCGTTTTCTTCTCCTTCGTTGAAGAATTCATCAGAAGCCAAACGGAGCTTCTCCATAAAACCAGCTTTCTTTGGTTTTACAATAGCTTCCACTTGACGAGTTTTAACTTTCTTCACGACCTTCTCACCAGTCTCTGTGACAATGGTGTTGGCAGCAACAGCATCTTCAACTGTCTCCACAACCTTTTCATAATCGGCTCCAGTATCCTCAATAATTTTGATAACAGTGTCGTGGGAAATCTCACCCTTCAAACATCTCTGTTTGATCGCTTCAGGAGCATTGGCAAGTTTCAAGTAGCGGTATACAAGGTTCGTCCTGTTTTTGCCATCTTCAGAAAGCATAGATGCAATCTTCTTAACATCCCATCCATATTTCTGCAGTCTTAAGAAAGCTTCAGCTTGTTCTACAGGATGCAAAGGTTGCTTTTGAACTCCTGTGATGATCATCTCTGAAAGACGAACTTCTGGGGAATTGTTCACAAGAATAGCTTTCACCCTGGAAACTGGAACCCCCTGCTCCAAAAGAAACATGATTGCTTTGTATCTTCTGTGACCATCCACCAAAAGATACCTGTCGGTCCCTTTGATGCGAGACAACTTCAGAGGCTCTTTCAATCCATGCTCCTTGATGGATTCTGATAATGCTTCAATGTTGTTATAAATCTGACGAACATTTTCTTCCCAGTTGACATCAATGTTTCTGATGTCGATCTGGATCATGTCTGAACGTGTTTCTTTGCTGATATCACCAAGAAGTGTATCAAATTGATTACCGAGATTTGTGGTTTCCATAATTGTTGTTTTTAAAAATTAAATAATATAGTTCGTTTGAAAAATTATAATTTTTGTTGCTTCAACCAGATCCAATACATAGTTTCATAGGTTACACTGCTTATTTCATAAGAAGGTAAATATGTTTCTAAAAGAACTTTCTTTTCTTCTTCAGAACGTCTCCCCCACCATCTGACAGCCAATTCTCGATCTGTCAGTTGTATACCGTTTTCAGATTTGATTTTAATTAACTCTTCCATAATGCTATAATTTTAATGATTCAAATTTGTAGTAACAAAAGTAGTAAACCTTCTTCAGAATTCCAAATTTTTTCAAAAGAAATTTTAAAATAATTTTCTGAAGAAATAAAATTATTTTTCTTTATCATGATTTTTATTTTCTTTAAAGGTTAAATGAAAATAATATATGGCTCCAAAAAAGAAAAATTGAGAAATATGCAGCCATAAACTTGTAATGAAATAATTATCATATTCAATTTGACATGCAAAAATATAAAAACATAAAACTCCTAATGAAAAGAAAATTAATGTTAATATCTTATTTTTCATATTTATTAATTTGTGGTCCTGACAGGATTTGAACCTGTAATTAGGATTATTTAATCGGGTTCCATACCGTTCCTACCTTTCGGTGCGTCTACCAATTCCGCCACAGGACTTTTGTTTTATCCTTTATAAGTTAAAGTTTTTTCATCACCTTCACAAAGTTCAAACCAATGATATTTTTCAGGGGTAACATCTTCTACACTATGCTCAAGTTCTAAATATATCAGATCAGATAATTCAGCACGTACACTATCTGCTAACATTTCTCCAGTACTCATCTTTCTAAGTGTATCGAGTTGTTTTTTTGTAGGTTTTTTTTTAAGTTCAAGAGTGTGTGTTTCTGTGACAGAAAACTTTAAGCTATACGTTTTCATAAGTTAAAAATTTAAAAAGTTAAAAATAAAATTAATTAAAAAGTTTTAGATATATTTCAATTCTTTTTTTTTCCCTTTGGAAGTTTCAGTTTTCTTTTGAGGTTTAGATTCTGGCTTCTCAACTTTCACTTCTTCAGAAGCTTTAGGTGCCTTTGGAGCAACACCCTCTTCACAACGGATCTCGATTTTCTTGTAATGCTGAAACTTCCTGGCATCATCACAGATATAGCGAATTTCATAAGTTCCATTCTTCTCATCGATTTCTTCAGAAACAATATCTTTTCTTCCTTCATACATCAGGATCCGATCGACATCATTTTTTGCCTGCTTGAAAGTTGGAAAGGTTTCTCTGTACATCAGGTGATTCCATTCAGGCTTTTTCCAATCTTTGCAGCCACTGTAATAATATGCCCTATATATTTTCGCCATGAGAAACGTATTTTAAAAATGATTCACCAGCTAATACATAATGTTCTGCATACCAGGTTGCACCTTTTCTGTGTGTATCAAGCTGGCGTTTAACATACTCAACCAAAGCATCCTTATTGGAGTCCATATTAAAAACCATGATGCTGCGCTCTAACATAAAAACAGCTTTTTCAGCCTCAACTTCATCAGAAGAAAGTACTCTGATTTCTTTAGAAAGATTTTCAATAATCTCAGATTTCATAAGTCAAATGTTTTAACAGTGATTTAATGGGAACAAAAGTCTCACTTTCTTTTGGCATTTCCAAATTTTTCTGAAGAAATTTTAAAACTTTCTTTAGAGAATATTTATAATAAAATTTCATGAAAATCAAATTAAGCGAACTCAGACAAATTGTAAAAGCAATTATCAAAGAAGAACAAAACAAAAAAATATTGAATGAGTTTTTTTTTAAAGATTTCCCTTATGAAGGAGGAAAATTTACAGGAAATATTGAAAAAGGAAAACCTGATGGTATAGGTGTATTTGTAAATAAAAATGGCGTTGAAATAAAATGGGGTTTTTATTTTGGTATGCCTTTAAATAATATTTCTTGGGATGAATTAAATGAGATAAAAACTAAAGAAGAATATGAAAAAATATATTCTGAAAAAGTTGGTAGTAATGGATTTAAACGCTCAACTGATAGTATTTTCAATCCTAGTGGGGATCTACTATCATATGATAAAATTCTTAGGACTTTTGAAGATAATTTGATAAAATCTGAAAATTCTGATGAAACCTACTATAAATTAACTGCTAATGAAGCTAAATATTTCTTTACAACAGGGGAAGTTAAATTAAGCGTAAAAAATTACTTTTTTTCTGATTACGTAATAAAATCTGCATTTGAATTTAAAGAAGCAAGAGAACGTAATTTGACTATTGTAGCGGATCCAGGCGAAATGATGGCTTATTACTTTAAAAAATTAAGACGTGTGAAAAAAGACAAAGAAACAATTGATAAACTAATAGATATAGCAGAAAACAACTGGGAACTTGCTCTCACTCTATACAAACACCAAGAAATAAGATAAAAAAATCTTTATGAAAATCAAATTAAGCGAACTCAGACAAATTGTAAAAGCAATTATCAAAGAAGAAACCGATATACCTCAAGAGGAGATTGAAAGATTCACTTGTAAGGATTGTGGTACTTATGATTACGATATGTATATGGTAAATGATGACATCTGGAGTGAATATGGTAATGAATCAAATACTCTTTGTATGAACTGTTTAGAAAAACGAATGGGAAGAAAATTAACCAAAGATGATTTTTCACAATATAAAAATGCTCCAGCAAATAAATATAATCCACAGGTTAAAAAGCTTTTTAATAGTGGGATATTTAGATTTAGATTTTAAACAGCTGCCAAAAACCACTCTTCATAAAAACCAAAACGCTTCCAAAAGGAAGCGTTTTTTTTTCTTTAGAAATTTTTTAACCAAATACAACTTCACCCATCACACACAACTGCAGAAAGACGTCAGCATCATTTGCATCATATTGTTCCAATAATATATTTTCCCAAACTTCAGGGTAATCTTCTTTAGTAATACTGATCCCTTTCAAAATTGAATCCATATCGACACGCCCCAATAATGCTTTCTCTTTATCTTCAGCGAATAATTTTTCATCCACAATATCACCTTGAATATGATAATAAGAATCATCCATTTTCCCCAAAATTTCTTCCACGAGCTCT